GGCTGTAGTTTAAGGTAATGATATTAATTGCCGCTCGATTATTGTGCCAGTCACCTAACATAAAGCAAACATCACAACCTTCTTCTTTAGCCTTGCTAATAAACCACTTAACAAAGTTTAAACAATCATCGTTGTGTGTCTGACTATTTGACTTTAAGCCAAAATGTATGTCTGTCAGAACTGCCGCTTTTTTAAATAAGTTTGTCATATAATTAGTATACGTGAAATAACCTTAAGATGTCTAGTGAAAGTTAGCCAAATTACCTATCGGAATGAAAATTATCTTCGCTTAAATCTGTAATAGGATCCCAATAGGGTTGTATTAATTTAAAATATTCCGGAAATGCATCGGCAAACTTCTGCTTACGATATAAGTCCTGCCGTTTAGTCCATATTACAAATTGTTTCCATAATATAGGGTTATGTTCTTGTAAAGTCAAGTAACCGAGCAACTCTGTATTAGTAGTCTGCGCCATTAAAGCAGTCTTAACCGATTCGGGTGCTATGTGTACAGCTAACCAAGCTGGACTGTTAACCATGTTAATATAATAAGGTCCAATTTTATCTTCGACCCATGCAGTCAATCGATCAATGGACCCTGCATTTAGTACACTAACAGTAATTGACGCCATAGTATAAATTTCGCAATCCATGGTACCTTTAAGCCCTAATATATGATCAGCAACTAGATTCATTTCGTCCCATTTACCTGGCCATCTTAGATACTCAAATTCTTGTTCTACCCCGTCAATGCTCATAGCAATTTCAATACGTTTGAAATTATTCCAAGCACGTTTTAATCGTTCAGTTGGATGATTGGTACAATTAGTACTGTAATACAACGTAATGTTCTTGCTTAATCCTTGTTGAACTAGATACTCCAACAGATCTAACTGCGTGGTATTTAAGAACGGATCACCGCCGAAGAAGTCAATTTTTTCTAAATTATGTGCAATACTATAGTACTGACTAAAATCCATGTGCTTAGGTGGCAGCTTAGGTATGAATTTATTCCATTGTTCAATTTTACCATTAGATCGCTCTTCAGTCTTATATTTTTCAAGATAATATAATCCTTCGGGTGTATATGAATTGGTATCCCATCCGCCACAACTTCTACAGGCTAAATTACATACGTTACTACTTTTAAATACTGCTGTTTTAGGGCCTTGCTGCCATTTACCACTACGAATAAAGTCCTCATAATCGTTGGAGAAATATTCAATTTGTCGCTGACGTAGACTTTTCTTACCCGAGTCTTCTTCAGCCCAGCAACGATGGCACGCACTAGGACGATCACCGTTGATAAATTCTGCCCTAAGCTGATTTAGTTCTACACTATCCCATCGTTGTTCTGGGGTTAGGTCACCGTGATGCCATTCGCCAGCACCAAACGCACACGGGCTATTACGCCCGTATGGGTTCTGCCTAATACTTTGAAAGGGTGCAATACAAAAATTCGCCGGGGGCGTTTCTGGTATTAGTTGATGCAACTCAATGATTTTACTCATCTGCTCCGTGACCGCCGCCACCCCACGAACCACCACCTTGATTCTGTCTAGTATAACTAGGTGCAAAGTTATTCATTTCTAAAATATCATCACGGATGTTTTGATTACGTTTTTCGATGTTTAGCACACGGGTGAAGCTGTTAGTGATAGCTGCTGTATAATAGGCAAACGGATTGTCTGATTTACTTTCGTCAAACTGTAGGCCGATTTGACTTAACTGTAGTAATGCTTGACTACGCATTTCGTCGTTGTAGGTATAACCACGCCAGTTACTGCGAGTAGCATAGCGTTCACATAGCTTAACAAACATATGAGCTAACTTAGCAGTCATCTGTCCGTGATCTCTACTGAACTTGCCAGTTTCTAAATCGCCCTTCCAATGACTTTTGCCTACTATAACAGGAGTTAATTCTTCAGTTACTGAATAATGAAAGAATGGGGGAAAGTTTAGTTTAACGTACTTGGTAGCACCTTTGACCTTAACTGCCGGTTCATCATATTCAGTTTCAAATAAATCCTCATCGTAAGCTTCTTGAGCTTTGGCATCGGATTTTTTCTGTTTAACTTCGTCGATAGGTATATGTTCCCATGTCATGACACGGAATACAATATCAGTTACTGGAATATTTTCTACAGGAATTGCAAATTCGTCTAATTTGCGTTTGTTACCTAGTAAAAGCTCGGCTTCTTGTGCTTCTTTAGCTAACCTAGTTGCACGTGTTGCTCTTGCTTCTGCTACGGATTTTTTGTTTATTGCACTAACATTTGATACAATAGCATCGTATACGGTTACTTCTTTATTAATGAAGCTACAATATGCTAATTTACTTTTTGCTATTTCTTTTAATATGTCTTTGTTGTTGAGATAATTAATTTTACGAGCCACAGTGTTTGGTTCCTTTTAATTAGTATAACATAATAGCATTGCACTATACAACCTATTTATGTGATTAATCTTTAACTGCTACTATTTCTCCGGTAATAAATACACTATAAAAGAGGTTTTTACTATGGCTCTAAATCCTACAGACGCACCCGTATACGACAATAGAGGCGGATACGTACCTGGTCAAGTTGAATCTACCAATGGTGGATACAATCCGTATGCCCCACAAAACTATACTGGCGCTTATGCTCCAAGTTTTGCTGGCGGATATAACGGTGAACAAACACTAAGCAGTGGCGGCGGCTATAATCCAAGTAACCCTAGTGCATATTTAACAGGAACAGATTCAATTGGCGGCCGCGCAGCAGTATCTGAGAATTACAATCAGGGCGCAGATTTTAGAGGCGGTTTCTACGGGGATCAGGTTGAATGGAGCGGTGGCGGAGCTGATCCATCAAAAGATGTCAACTCCTATGAATCAGAAGATGCTAGACGTAGTCTTCTACCAGATAATGCCGCTGTAGCAGCAACAAAAAGCGATCCTTCGATAGCAATACAAGATACAAATTCTGCAGCCGGCGGAGCAGCGGCAGATGCCGACTGGCGAGTGCGTATAAGTTTAGCAGATAAAGCAACTATATTTTATAAAGCCTCAAATTTATCAAATCCTAACAACCTTATGGCGCCGTTAAAAGAAACTAACGGAGTGATATTTCCATACACACCAAGTATACAAGTATCACATGTAGCCAACTATAGTCCTACTACTCCAGTACACAGCAACTATTCGCAACAATTTTACACTAATAGTGAAGTAAGTGATATTACCATCGGCGGCGAATTTACAGTACAAGGTATTGATGAAGGAAAATACTTACTAGCCGCTATCTACTTTTTTAGATCGGCAACTAAAATGTTCTTTGGGCAGGGAGCGAATGCAGGTAACCCGCCACCGATTGTATTCTTAGATGGCTACGGTAGCCATTATTTCCCTCATGTGCCGTGTGTAATAACTAACTTTACGCATACCATGCCAAACGAAGTTGACTACATACAAATTCCTGTCGAAACAACAACATTAACAGAATCGTTAGCAGCACCAACAACACCTATGAGCGTAGTGAATACACTTGATAATCAAGGCATGGAATTTGCACCGCAATGGGGCAGCAAAAAAGCCACAGCAGAAACAATGGTATCATCATACAAAACAGTAACATCGGCAACTAGAGTACCGGCAGTAAGTACAATATCAATTACGTTAAAACCAATATATAGCCGCAAAAATCTACATGATAATTTCAATCTTGATTCCTTTGCTGCAGGTAGATTAATACAAACTGCTACTACAGGGGGATTCCTATAATGTCAGCAGTCGTATATAGTCAAACAAGTCCGTACAATAAAACAGAAACATACGGATTCTTTCTTGATGTTACAACGTTTAGGGATATACCGGCACTAGCGGCTGATGTAGTCTATAGAATTGCTGCGACATATAAACATCGTCCCGACTTACTTGCATACGACTTATATGGTGACAGTGCATTATGGTGGGTATTTGCTATGCGCAATCCTAACACTATACAAGACCCAGTGTTTGATTTCCTACCAGGCACAACAATATTCATTCCTAAAAAAGAAACTATCGTTGCAGCATTAGGGTTATAGTAGATGGCCAATAATATTGTTTATCAAGGACTTACATTTTCTCAGACACCTAGTGGGGAATGGCTAGTAGCTACAAATTTTGGTGAAGCAGTGGGACCTACTCCTGCTCAGGCAGTACTAAATGCATCAAACTCGATTGCCTACAAAAATCCTAATTCCGAATCTATACAACAGTATGCTGATGGCATAAGAGGGATAGCATTAGATCCAGCCACCAATGGTGGAGTAACACGTGCTATGAGAGCCTTGGATCGGCCAGTACCACCTACAAGTGACACCGCTGCAAATAAAATTGCTAACGATCCTCCTGTTGCTAACCCGCCGGTAGCATTACAAGAAACGGCGGCTACACCAACACCACCTGATGAAAATGATACACTGTCACCGAGTGAGGGGAAAAACTTAAGTGTAAGCACGGCAGGCGCAGGAGCGGCAATAAACAACTACGATATTGGTCCTAGTTTTTCAACAAAATCAGAGGCTACTAGCGGTGAAACAACAAAAGCAACTACGGCAAACAATGAAAGAAAAAAACCAATACCTAATCCTTTATTAGCTTATCCATCGTATACATATGGATTAAGTTTAGCATTGTTAACTGTTGAAGAATATAACGATATAGTGGCTGATGTTAAAAATTATAAATCAAATCGTGTTATCATAGCCAGTGCCGGTAGGTACAACAACGACGAAGGAGCATCGATGTTCAAGCGTGCTCCATTCTTTGCTGAAGATTTTTACTTTGAAAATCTTAACATGACTACGGTGATCGGATTTAATGATCGCTCACGTTCTACTAACGCAATAGATCTTAAATTTTCAATTATTGAACCCTACGGAGTTACACTATTAAATCGAATTATTGATCTCAGTACTGAGATCAAATCTCCTAATTATATAGCACAGCCCTATTTATTACAGATTGATTTTTTTGGCACAAATGACGCTGGTGAAATTGTTGGAATTATTCCTAATCTAACAAAACGCATACCTATACGTTTGCTAAAACTAGATATAAAAGCCTCACCTAAAGGCGCTGAATATGAAATAGAAGCCTGTCCATACAATCACTCAGCATACGATTTATCAACTGTTAGTACACCGGCACTCATTGAAGTCACAGCCGGTACTTTAGAAAGTTTTTTAAAAAGCAACACCGAAGAAATTATGGCTGCTCAGTTGAAAGCAAATAGAGAATTAAAAGCATCGACTATTCTACGTGCGGCACCAACTGCTGGTGCCAATGGGCAAGGAATTGCTACTATAGCTGGGCGTACAGGTAATCTAATAGGACCAGATGGCCAATTAACGTATGCTCCGTCACTATTAGTGAGTAAAGAAACAACTGACATTATACTAGGCAAAGATGCAGTATATAAAGTAAAATCATATCCCGGCGCATTGAATGCCTATTATGCAGACCTAGCTGCCAAAGATAATACAGAAATAGCAGACAAATATAAATTTAATATTCATCCAGACATCGTTAAAGATGGCGGCGGCCAGTTTAATCTCACTGTAGAAACATTGAGTACAGCACATACTGCAATGGCCAGTGAACAAAACGGTATGTCTATTAGAGGTACCCCAGGAAACTTAGATCATAGTGTTCGTGTATTGTCAATTAATACAGGTACCAGTATAGATCAGGTTATTGCGTTTGCCATGCGACATACTAACTATTTACAAGGTCAAGTAAAACCGGTATCGTCATTTAATGGTGACAATGTAGCATACAAAAAATATCTTGCTGAACAGGCAAATAAACCGTTGAAGTGGTATAAAGTTGTGCCAACTATAAAGTTAGGCAAATACAATGACTCAAACGAAACTTGGCAAAGAGAAATTACCTATCATATATTGCCCTACACAGTATACAATACAAAAACACGCGAAGGCCCGCAAGGAACATGGACTGAACCATGTAAAATACACAACTATTGGTACACTGGTAAGAACAATGATGTGCTTGATTTTAATATTGAATTCAATGCATTGTATTACAATGCCGTTACAGCGTATCGAGAAAATTTATCTAGAACACAGAACCTACAGATAGCAGAGACTAAGAACGCAACCCTTGATGCGGCCGCGCAAGAAGCCAACGCATTAATGCCCATGGTTGAAAAGCGGATTGTTCAGAACTCACAACAGCAATCAACTGGTGGAGCAGTAACAGTTGAAGCAATTGCACTTGCTGATATCGAAGCATCGCTGTATACCTCAACCGGTGGCGATATGCTGCAGGCAAAAATAAAGATAATTGGTGATCCTCACTATATTAAACAAGATGATGTATTTTATCCACCAGAAATGACCATATTAACAGAACAAGTTGACGGAACAGGCATAGAACCCCGACTAATTGCCAATGGTAGTCTACGTATGGACCAAGGTGAACTGTATATTCAGATTACAGTTAAAAGCCCGAGTGATATAGACGAATCTACGGGAATGATGAAGTTTGACTCTAAGCATTCGGTAAGTTTATTTTCTGGAATGTATCGGGTATTAAAAGTAGAAAGTACATTTTCAGGCGGAAAATTTGAGCAGACCTTAGATACAGTTCGCCTGCCAAGACAAACATCATTGGAACCATCAACGGCCGGTAAAGAAGAAAAAGGCAACAGAGCTATAGTCGCAACTGCGCCAAGGTCAATTGATGTAGATGCGCAGGCTAATATCGGACCAGATTTTTCAGTGAAAAAAGCCGACGCTGATAAAGCACCAGGCAGTGCACCAGTGCAAGATACTGCTGCACCCCTACAAACCTCTGAGGAGAAAGCATTGGCTAAAGTAGATGCAACTGCACCGGAAACTGCAATAACTACACAAACAGAACCAGTTGCTGTTCAGCCTCTGCCAACATCAAATACAAAAACAGTTGACTCGGCGTTGCAAGCACGAGCTGCTCAGGGGATAAGTGATAATCTTGATATTATTAGTAATACTACTAGTGTTCAAGTCGCGTTACGTGCAACTCAAAGTAATGACAGAATAATCAACGGAGCTATTAGCGATTACGAAGCGGCCGGCCTACCTATCCCGGCTGGATTATTACAACAACAACAACGAAACAATAATGCTATGACAGCATTAGAACGTAAAGCAAACAATGGACAAACAACATTTTAGGAAAGTAATAAATGGCAATAGATCACAGAGTCGGTAGCAAAGTAGTCAAACATCTTAGAAAAGAAGATGCGGCCGCGACTAGAGTTGACCCACATCCATACATTGGTATTGTTAAAAACAATCTTGACCCTACACGTGCAGGCAGACTACAAGTATGGATTCCAGATTTAGGTGGAGACCCAGACGAATCATCAAACTGGCGTACAGTAAGTTATGCTAGTCCATTTATGGGTACTACTGATATTGCATCAAAATACGCAGACAGGCCTAACAGTGATAATAAGTTTAGAAATGTACCGCACACCTATGGTATGTGGATGGTACCGCCCGACATCGGTGTTGAAGTAATTGTAATATTCATTGCAGGTGACCCGTTACGTGGATATTTTATTGCCTGTGTTAACTCACACGTTAGCAGACATATGATGCCGGGATTAGCCAGCAGTAATAAGATTGACCCAAGCGGAGCTAGTGACTCTACTAAAAAATCATATCAACCAGGTATTACTGCACCGGTAACGGAATATAATGAAATTGATCCTATTGTAAGAGCAAAACCAAATTTTATTGATAATCCTAAACCAATACACGAAGAACAGTATTCTATATTAAAAGCGCAGGGATTAGATAGGGATACAGCTCGTGGTACCATTACAAGTAGTAGTCAACGCGAAAGTCCAAGCAACGTATTTGGTATTAGTACTCCAGGAAGACCTTATGATGGTGATCCTGCAGATAATGTTGAACTATATAATGCTAGAGTACTAGCAGGCGACTTCACTGAAGATGATTATCGTTATACAACTCGTAAAGGCGGCCATACGTTTGTTATGGATGACGGTAATGCTATTGCTGAAAATCAATTAATAAGATTGCGTACTGCTAGTGGTCATCAAATAATGATGAATGACTCAAATAATACTTTGTACATTTCGCATAAGACTGGACAAAGTTGGGTTGAATTGTCGAGTGATGGTCAAATACATATATATGCACAATCGGGATTCAATGTTAGAAGCGAAGGATCTATTAATTTACATTCGGATACTAACATAAATCTCAATGCCGCTAATAATATTAATTTAAATGCTGGCAACAAATTTCAAATTGATTGTGCTAGTTTTAATCTGTTATCTAATGGTGTAGTTACCGTAGGCGCTGGCGGCGCAATTGGCCTACAAAGTAGTACTGAAGTTAATGTCGATACTGGCAGTATATCAATGAACTCAACAGGCGACATAGCACATACAGGTGCGCTAATTAAACAGAATAGTGGTGGCGCAAAAACAGTTAAAAAACCTAATCCAATACCATCACATACTTTTTCCGATGTGGCACTTAACAACAATGGAGTTTATGTACCTTCAGGAAAATTAACATCAATTGTTGCTGTCGCTCCAACACACGAACCATTCAATCGCGGTGAAAAAGTCACAGAGGTACCGACGCTATCAACTCCGGCGGGCAGTCCTAATTTTAAACCAGCATATAAAGATTTAACAGGAGTATCGGGTCAGTTAACTGAAAAAAATATTAGAGATCAACTTATTAATGCCGACGGTGTAGGTACAATCGGACCATTAAGTAAAGATGAAGTAATTGCTTTATTGGCGCAAATTGCAAAAAGTGAAAGCAGTGCCGCTACACCAATGAATGTAGACTGTAAAGTTCCGCGTTCTTATTCACCGAGGCTGCAAAATGGTAAGGCAGGATACGAGGCAATTAATCAATGCGGATTTTTAGGAAAATATCAGATGGGTTTTCAGGCATTGCAACAAGCCGGCTTCGTTGCTAGTCATTGCCAAGGCACTGCAACATTAGGCAATGATGCCATGTGGTTAAACGGATTAAGTCGTGATAAGTTTCTTAATACGCCCGCACTACAAGAGCAGGCAATCTATAACTTTACTAAAGCTAATTATAATACATTAGTTGCTAAAAAAACAATCACAACAGAAACTTCAAAAGAAGAAATCGGTGGATTACTAATGACAGCTCATATGTTAGGCGCAGGCGGAGCAAATACATTTGCACGTACCGGTGTCGGTGCTGATATTAATAACGGAACTTCTGGTGCAAGTTACTATCAGAAAGGAAAATATGCTATTGCAGTAATGGCACCAAAAGTTGCGACAATTAGGGCAGGATAAATATTATTATGGCTATTTTATATAAAGGTTTCTCAACAGTAGGTAGAAATAAAAAGTTTCGTCTAACTGACTTTGAGTTAATTAAACAAGATTTAATCAATCACTTTCAAATCCGCAAAGGTGAGAAGCTGATGAATCCTAACTTTGGAACTATTATATGGAACGTTTTATATGATCCATTCACTCCTGAACTTAAAAGTGCAATCGTAGCCGACATCAAAGCAATTGCTGCATACGATCCACGTGTTTCAATTGATAATGTTATTGTTACTGAATATGAAACCGGCATTCAAATTGAACTTGAAATGCGTTATCTACAGACAAATCAAACAAATCTAATGAATCTTAGATTCAACAATCAAAACAGAACTCTTACCGCAAACTAATAAACTACCCACTTTTTTCCTTAAATAAATACATTATAACAGGAAATTAGTATGGCTATTACCACAAGACAAACCGGTTTATTAGTTGCTGAAGATTGGACTCGTGTCTATCAAACCTTCCGTAATGCGGACTTTCAAAGCTATGATTACGAAACACTTCGTAAGTCAATGATTGATTATTTGCGTTTATATTATCCAGAAGACTTTAATGACTTTATTGAATCAAGTGAGTTCATTGCCTTAATCGATCTTATTGCATTCTTAGGACAAAGTCTAGCTTTCCGCGGTGACTTAAACGCACGCGAAAACTTCATTGATACTGCACAACGTCGTGATAGTATTCTTAAACTTGCTAAACTAATTTCATACAATCCTAAACGCAATATTCCTGCTAGTGGATTCTTAAAAGTAGACAGTGTAAGTACCACTGAAACTATCTACGACAGTAATGGTATTAATTTATCTGGCTTAGTAATTGAATGGGCAGATTCAGCCAATGATAACTGGTACGAACAATTTACCGCAGTAATTAATGCAAGTCTATTATCAACGCAATCGGTAGGAAAACCTGGTAACAGTCAACTAATTAACGGCATAACCACTGATGAGTATCAGATAAATTTAGTACCTAATATTATTGCTACCTACAGTTTTTCGACTAAAATTGAAGGAGCAACTACTAAGTTTGAAATGATTAGCCCAACTAGTGCTAACAATACCTATATATACGAAAGCGCACCTCGTCAAAACCGACCATTTAATCTACTTTATCGTAACGATAATTTAGGCAACACTAGTAATAACACAGGATTCTTTACCTATTTTAAACAGGGTGAATTGAAATCACTTGATTTTACATTTCAAGAAAGTACACCAAATCGTGTGTACAGCGTCAACGTAGACAATATCAATAACACTGATATATGGTTATACAGTTTAGATGCGCAAGGCTTACCTAATGCAATCTGGACACAAGTGCCATCTGTAGGTAATACCAATGTTATCTATAATAAAAGTTCTAATAAATCTGTGTTCCAAGTCAACACTAGAGCCAGTGATCAAATTGACCTAGTATTTGGTGATGGCGCATTTGCTAACATACCTCAGGGTAATTATAGATTATACTATAGAGTAAGTAATGGTGCTGACTATAAAATTACTCCAGACGAAATGCAGGGTGTAGTTGTACCTATTAACTATACCAGTCGTTCAGGTAGAATCGAAACATTCACTATTCGTGCAAGTTTGCGCTATACGGTGGCTAATGCTAGTTCACGTGAAACACTTGACGAAATACGTCAAAAAGCGCCACAACAATACTACACACAAGATCGTATGGTAACAGGCGAAGATTACAACATCTTACCTTATACATTGTTCAGCAATATATTAAAAGTAAAAGCAGTTAACCGTACTAGTTCCGGTATTAGTCGATACTTAGATGTTATTGATACAACTGGAAAATATTCAAGTACTAACATCTTTGCAGATGATGGAGTATTATATCGCGACCCGTTTGTAGGTACGTTTTCCTTTGATTATAATACTAAGAATGATATCTATAAAGCAATTTATAATAAAGTAAAACCAATTGCTTCAGCCCAAGAAACACTACACTATTTCTATAGTGCATACCCAGTAATTACACTCAATGACACACGTTGGAATTATTCAACTACTGTGGCTAATGGCTCAACTGGTTATTTTGTTAATGCATCAGGCAACTTACTTCAAATTGGTGATGTGGTGGCTACAAATAACAAATACATCAAACAAAGTTCTATAATTAAATTTAGTGCTGGCACTGGATTTTATTTTGATGCACGTAATACTATTCAATCAGGAACACCTAGCAAATCCGGCGACAAATATTATATCTATGCCGCTGTTCAACAGGTTATCGGTGATGGAACTAATGGAGGAGCAGGTAATTTAGCCAACGGGTCTGGACCAATTATACTAGGCGAACAAGTACCAAATGGCGCACTAGCAGTGGCAGTGTATGCAGTATTTGACACCGATTTTTCAACCTCACTAGTAGATTCTATTGTTAGTTATATACAAGCAAACAAAGATTTCGGTCTACGTTATGATATCAATACTACATCTTGGAAACTAATATTATCTGAAGATTTAAATATCGGCGAATTCAGTTTAGCCGCATCTGGTAATACCAGTGGTACTCAAGCTGATTCTAGTTGGCTAATACGTTTTAAAACAGTAGGTCAAACATACACTGTGTTATATCGCGGATTAAATTATGTATTTGAAAGTGTAAAGGAAACTAATTTCTATTTTGATAATACTGTAAAAGTATTTGACCCAAAAACAGGCCTTACAGTCAACGATAATATCAAAATATTAAAAGTAAATACAAACCCCGATGATTCAAATCCATTGGCACTAGATTATACATGGTACATCTATAAAAATATTGTCGAAACTGACGGATATGAAAACCCAAATAAAATATTAGTTACGTTTTCTGATGCAGACACTAATGGTATATTAGATAATCCAGAATTGTTTGAGCTAATCATTAATCCAAATGTTAACGTCAACAGCAAATATGTGTATTTTCAATCAACCTATGGGTACGATAATTTCGTTACACAGACTCTTGTAAGTAATGATCTTATCAATTCATCTTATCCAACATTAGTTGCGGCACAGGAAGTTAGTCAAACTTGGCCAATTGGACAATTATTTTACATTCCGTCGGAAAATAAATTCTATCAATCAAATTCAACTTATGTATTAACTGAAGTAACTGGATATACTTCTAAGATTGGTAGACAGAATTTGTACTTCCAGTATCGCCACAATAGTCCTAACTATCGTCGTATTGATCCAAGTCCAAATAATATTATTGACTTGTACCTGTTAACTAAACAATATTCAACTGATTACACAGCATGGATACAGGATACTACAGGAGTAATTGTTGAGCCAGCACCACCAACTGTTGATGCACTCAGCACTGAATTTAACACATTAGACAATTATAAGAATCTAACAGATACAATCATCTATAACCCTGCTAAATTTAAACCAGTATTTGGCGACAAAGCAGCAACTAATTTGCAAGCAACATTTAAAGTTGTTAAAAATGCTAGTATTGTTGTCAGTGACAACGATATTAAAACTAGAGTTATCGAGGCAATTAACAGTTACTTTGATGTTTCTAACTGGGACTTCGGCGAAACATTTTACTTCAGTGAATTGAGTGCATACTTGCACAGTGTACTTGCACCTAATATTGCAAGTATCACTATTGTTCCGTCTAGCGAATCTAGTACGTTCGGTAGTCTACTACAAATTAATGCAAACTACAATGAGATTATTGTTAGTGCAGCTACGGTAGACAATGTGCAGATTATTAGTGCAATTACCGCGGCGCAAATCAACCAAACTGTACTGGCTTAAATACATATAACACTTGAGATTATAACGACATGGCGACAAAAAAGACTTCAAATTTTCTTCCTAGTATATTCCAAACTGACACTAACAATAAGTTTTTGTCGGCTACAATGGACCAGTTAGTTGCCGAGCCAAATTTAAGAAACATTCACGGATATATCGGAAGAACATTTGCGCCAACCTATAAAAATAAAGACAGTTATGTAATTGAAAATTCTGCCGAGCGTCAAAAATATCAACTTGAGCCTAGTATTGTAGTACGTAACGATCAAAAAGAAATTACATTCTTTGCTAGTTATACTGATTTATTAAATAAAATTGAATATTATGGCGGCATCACTGCTGACCATGATAGACTGTTTGATGATGAATACTATAGCTTTGATCCGCAGATATCATTTGACAAATTTATTAATTTTAGTCAGTACTATTGGCTAGCCAATGGCCCCGATCCAGTAGAAGTTAACACCACTGGAATTGATTTAGAAAACATATATGAAGTAACAAGAAATGAAAACATATCTCGATATATATTTACAGCTGGGAATTTGCCAAACAACACATTAACCTTAGCTCGAGGCGGTTCATATACATTTAATATCAATCAACCCGGCAATCAATTTTGGATTCAGACTGAATTGGGTACCGACGGTCTAGTAAATGCAACACCAACAGTAAGTACTAGAGAAGTACTGGGCGTTATTAATAATGGTGCTGACACAGGCACAGTGACATTTAATGTTCCGCAGATTAACGCACAAGATAGATATGTACTAATGCCAATAGTAGCTACAGTGGACTATGCTGTTCCTCTTGCCTATGCAGATATACAAAATCGCACTGTTAGTCAATTCCTTGCAGCGTATCCGGCATACGCAGGAATCACAGGTCAACTAAACGGTAAAACTGCAATATTCATTAATCAAAACTTATTAACAAATCGCGGCGAAGAAGCATGGACAGTACCAAATGTCGTCGATAGCAACGGTGCTATAGTACCTGGCTACAACGCCGGAGAAATTATACCGCAGGCACGACGTTACGGTGTGTGGACAGTACGATTTGCAGACAGTGGTGATATAAATGATCCGCTGATTCGATTGTCACCTGCTCGTGACGTGGCACTCGATGAAAAAGTATATGTTAGATCTGGACTAGTTAATGCCAACAAAGAATTTTACAAAGACTATGATGGCTTTTTTCATGTTGTTCCGGTAATATCAAGTATACAGGATACATTATACTTTCAAGATGGTACTGACCCATCTATCTACGGTACAATTAAGCTAATTGATGTTGCTGGCTGGAACATTGATATTGAAAACGACATATTAGGAAAACCTAACTATACTAGTCCCAACGGAGTTGTATTCACTAGTGGATTAAAAGTAAAATTTAGTACTGACGTTATTCCTGTTACATATCAAAATAAAGAATACTACGTTGAGGGAGTAGGCGAACCCACAGGCATGCACTTAGTTGATGTAGAATTAATGATAGCACCTGAATTATACAATGATGAAATAACATTAAACTATCCCTTAACTAGAATTATTTTAAATAGTCCTACTGTGGATGTAATTATCCCGGGTGCCAAAATACAAATCGGTACAGTTGAAGTTGAAGCATATTACGAAGCTCCTAAGGGCGCGGTGTACATTGTAACACTAAGTGACATATCTGCTGTCGCAGTCGGAACATCCGTAACTGGCACGGGCCTTGCCGCTGGTACATTAGTAAGCGGCACACGATATGATACAGTATACCCAGAATATATCACCATTAATAGATCGAGTATAGATCTAAATGCCTGGTCAAGAACCAATAGATGGTTTCATCAGAATATAATTACTGCAACTGCTAACTATAATAAAACTCAACCGATGTTTGATCAAGATCTTCGAGCACGACGTCCAATTGTGCAATTTGAATCTGATTTACAATTATTTAACTACGGTAGAATCGGAAAAGCGCCAGTAGATATATTAGATACCACTACCGAAGATGCGTTTAACCAACTTAACGGACAAACATTTACTACGGCATTTGGTGTTACTTTATTTGATGGCATGAGAATCATATTTGCTAACGATCGTGACCCGGTGGTACGTGATACCATTTATGTATTAAACTTAGTACAAACTTCACTTGATAATAATGGACTGTTAACTGGACCAAAATATATAAATTTAAATCCAGCAGCCGATGGCCAGTCCGAACCCTACGATACTGTAGTAATAACCAAAGGCGTGTACAAAGGTACACAATGGTGGTATAACGGTGATACTTGGATAGCCAGTCAACAAAAAACTAGTCTACAACAAGATCCGTTATTTGACATCTATGACAATGCTAAAAATAGTATATCACAATATCAACTAAGTACCTTCGCTGGTACAAAATTATTTGGATATAATAGATCAACTACGAGCACAACAATTGACCCGGTATTAGATTTTCCATTAACTTATACATCGTTTCAAACTCAGGGCAATATTGAATTTGTAAACTATTTTGATGTAGATACATTTAATTATGTGTCCAACAATACACAGCAGTCTGCACGAATTGCCACAGGCTTTTTACAAAAAATAATGGATAGATATACAACTGTACCAAAAAATAATTGGAATACAGTAGCTGAAAAAAACAGCCAATATCAATTGATTACCTATATCTATGATGGAATCAACAGCCCATTTAAAATTGATGTTACTATACCTCCGGCAGTTACTATACCGTATGTTAAAGTTTACAAAAATAATAAATTTTTAAATGCAACACAATGGACCTTGTCCAATGGTGACTTGACCCTGTCTACTAGTCCTGCATTAGGTGATAAGATTGACATCTTAGTCTATAGTAATGAAGTAAGTCGACTCGGCCAATATCAATTACCTAAAAACTTAGAACTCAATGCACAAAATATTGATTTAACAACTATGACATTGGGGCAACTTAGAAACCATCTAATTGAACTAAGTCAAAATAGTACAGAACTAGTTGGAGATGTACTTAGCAGTAGTAATCTTAGAGATATCGAAATTAAGTCACAAGGTGGTACTATACTACAACATAGTGCACCAATTTCAAATGCAGTGTTATTCTTATTAAATGATAACACAAATTTCATTGATGCTGTACGTTATGCACAACAAGAATATGCTAGATTTAAAAATAAATTCTTAGAATTAAGCGCAACATTGTCAGGCATACAGCCAACTGATCCTGTGGCCAGTGTTGATTTAATCTTAACTGAAATTAATAAGATTAAAAACAAATCATTCCCATGGTTCTATAGTGACATGGTGCCGTACGGAACATTAAAAAATATTGTTAATGGTACTGGTTATACAATATTTGACCCATTAGTTCGTTCATATGAGATTACTAAAGTATTTGATGCGTTTGCATTAAGCAACAACGCGGTACTTGTTTATTTAAATGATGTACAGTTAATTATAGATAAAGATTATACATTTGATACAGATCGTCCAGCAATAACATTTGCTGATACAATTACATTAGAAGTCGATGACATTGTTAAAATTGTAGAATATCAGGATACCAATGGATCTTATGTACCGGAAACTCCTACTAAGTTAGGGTTGTATCCTAAATTTATTCCTGAGATCTTCGAAGATGACACCTATCGCACACCTATTAATGTTATTCGCGGCCACGATGGCAGTATAACGCCAGCGTTCGATGACTACAGAGATAGTTTTATATTAGAATTAGAAAAACGCATATACAATAACATTACGTTACGTGATACTAACAGTTATCAAGACATTTATAAAGTAATGCCAGGGAAATTCAGAGATAATGATTATTCATTAAATGAAATAACTCAATTAGTATCTAAGAATTTTTTAAATTGGATAGGCAATAATAAAGTTGATTTTACTACAAACAGCGTGTTTGATAGTAACGATCCGTTTACTTGGAACTACGGCAGATTTATTGATAGAATTGATGGCGAAGCTATGGCAGGTAGTTGGAGAGCGTGTTATCAATATTTCTATGATACAATACGTCCACATCAAACTCCATGGGAGATGTTGGGCTTCTCAACAATGCCATCGTGGTGGGTAGAAGAATATGGACCGGCACCTTATACTGGCGGCAACAAACTCTTATGGGATGACTTAGAAGCTGGTCTAATTAAACAAGGTACTCGCGCAGGTATAGATAAAAACTTTGCACGTCCTGGACTTTCAGCAGTTATACCAGTAGATGCAAACGGCTTCTTATTAAGTCCTGCAGCTATTATGACTGCATCGTTTAATTCAACTAAAGCCGCAACAGCATGGGCCGTAGGTCAACAAGGCCCAGTGGAAACAGCATGGCGCAACAGCAGTGACTATCCATTTGCTGTGCAACAGGCTCTGGCTTTGGCTAAACCAGCTAGATACTTTGGTTTGTTAATGGATGTATCTCGATATTCAAGAAATACTGTATTAGAGCAATACGTAACAGACACGAACGATCATATTCAACAGACATCATTGACCTTTAATGGTGACACTTCGACTGGCACAGTAGTTAGAACCGCAGGTTATATAAACTGGATTGCAGACTTCTTAGTAAATCAAGGAATTAATCCATCTACTGTTATTACGCCGCTATTGAAAAATTACGAAGTTAATCTTGCATACAAGTTAGCTGGCTTTAGTGATCAAAAATATCTACAGGTATTAGCAGAGCAAAGTTCACCATCAAGTACCAATGATAGTATTATCATTCCTAACGAAAACTATAATGTACATTTGTACAAATCAACTCCAGTTGACAAAATAGTCTACAGTGGTGTAATTATTGAAAAGACTTCAAATGGATACAGTGTACGTGGATACAATTTAAGTAATCCGTACTTTACTATTATTCCAAGTGTGATAAATTCTAATGCATATAAAATTACAGTATTAAACAATTCAGTAACTGTATTTAGAGATTATCAAAACTTAAAACTAACAGTGCCGTATGGTTACGAATTTACCAGTCAACAACAAATAGCTGACTTTTTAATTAGCTACGAAAGACATTTAATAGCTCAAGGGTTCACTTTCAATGATACAGATGAACAGCTAGGCGAAACACGTAACTGGAAACTGTCAACTAAAGAATTTTTATTCTGGGCACAACAAGGCTGG